CCATAAATTGAAAGGATAATAGATAAATGACACAAACTAAAATTGAACAATTAGTAAACCCTGAAGTTATGGCTGACATGGTTTCAGCTAAATTACCAAAAATGATTAAATTTACACCGCTTGCTTACGTTGAGCGTGAGCTTGTTGGACAACCAGGAAACACTGTTACAGTTCCAAAGTGGGTATACTCTGGAGACGCTAAAGATATTGCGGAAGGCGAAGCGATCGTACCTGACCAATTAACTACTGCTAAAACTACTATGACAATCAAAAAAGCTGGAAAAGGTATTGAATTAACAGACGAAGCTGTTCTTTCAGGTATTGGTGACCCTATCGGACAAGCAACACACCAAATCGCTTTAGCTATCGCTAACAAAGTGGATAACGACTTAGTTGAAGAAGCTAAAAAAGCTACTCAATTTGTTACAGAAGCACCTACAACTGGTGATGCACTTGATAAAGCCTTAGCAGTTTTCACGGACGAAGAAGACGCGCGCTATGTTGCGCTTATCAATCCTGAAGATGCTATCGCCTTACGAAAAGACACTGTTAAAGAGTGGGTTCGTGGTTCAGAAATTGGTGCAAATATTGTTGTTTCTGGAACTTTTGGTGAAACACACGGCGTTCAAATTGTACGATCTAAGAAAGTAGATAAAGGAAAAGGATTCCTTGTTAAGGTTTCAGCTGTTGACACAGATACAGACGATGTTGCTAAATACGGAGCATTCGTTATCAACCTTAAACGTGATGTAGAAATCGAAAGAGACCGCGATATCTTGAAGAAAACAACTGTTGTTACTGGTGATGAGCATTACGGTGTTTACTTATACGACCCTACAAAAGTTGTAAAATTCGGAGGCGCTTAATATGGGGATGATGTTGCGACGACATCACCCTAAAAAGCCTGCTGAGACTGAAGTTGTTAATTATAACGACTTAACAGTTAAAGAACTACAAGATATTGCGAAAGAGCGTAATATCAAAGGTTATTCAACGTTGAACAAAGAGGAACTTATCGCAGTATTGGAGGGATAGTATGGAAAATATCGCTCAAGCAAAGATATTGCTAGGTATTGAAGACAATCTTCAAGATAAGTTACTGACAACGATAGCAAAGTTGACGACTGCTAATTTCTTAGCATACGCAGGCGTGGATGATGTTCCAGAAAGCCTCGAGTATATTATTACCGAGGTCATAATAAAAAGGTTTAACAGGATTGGTGCTGAGGGAATGAAAATTCAATCCCTCGAAGGCACTTCAATGACATTCAATGCTGATGATTTCAGAGAATACGATAGTGTGATTAAGCGAGTTTTTTCAAAAACATTCAATGCGGGGTTTAAGATGCTATGAGATACAACGAAAGAGTGGAAATTATCGCTAAGCAACAAGAAGAGTACAATCCAGAGATTGGCGAATATACTTCTAATGAAGAAGAAAAATTTATCGTTCCAGTTCATGTAATGGACTTGGGGATTGATAAGCAAGTCGCTGTATTTGGAGAGTATAAACGTGGTTCAAAAGTGGTTTATTTCCAAAACACGCCTAAAATCTCATTCACTTATCTAAACTATCGAAATGACCGCTATAAATGCAGAGCAGATAAACAGTCTGGAAGAGTATTCTATTTAGAAAAGGATAATTCTATTGGGTAGCTTACAATTTGAATTAAAAGGCCTTGAAAAGCTTCAAACTAAACTTCAAAGAGTCGCTAAAATGGAAGAGGTTGAGCGCATCGTTGAGAAACACGGTACTGAAATGCAGAAAAAAGCAGTAAACAACGCTTCTAAGTTTAGAGGACACTATGAAGGTAGAGGTAAAAATAAGCATTTTGTCAAACCGACAGGGGCGACTAAACGCTCTATTTCTGTTAACAGTAACAAGGTAGGCAGATTCAAATATAAAGTAGCTCCAGGGACTGCTTACGCCGCTTACGTTGAATTAGGGACTCGTAAAATGAGCGCACAACCGTTTATAAAGCCAGCTTTTGATGACCAGAAAAAACTATTTAAAGACGATTTGGAAAGGTTGGTTAAATGAAATCAAGAGAGCAAGCAGTTTTTGACAGCGTGTTTAAACGTTGTCTTTTGTTAGGGTACAAAACATACGATTATAAACCAGACGATGACGCGCCTTATCCGTTTGTAGAGTTGGAAGATACGACTTCCATACTTGTTCCAAATAAAACGGATGTGAAAGGTACAGTCGAGTTGGTCTTATCGGTATGGAGTACTCGTAAAAAACGAAAACAAGTATCAGATATGTGTTCGAGTATCTTAAGCGAAGCGATGAAGATTAGCGAGGCGGATGGTTATCATCTAGCCTTGAATATCTCGCAATCTACAATATCGCTTTTTGATGACAACACGACAGTCGAACCACTCAAGCGTGGTCGTGTTCGTTTAGTATTTACAATTTTATAAGGAAAGAGGTTAAATAAATATGCCAATTGCAAAAAAAGGGATTGATAGTATCCTATTATTTCGCTTGTTAAGTGACGCAAGCAAAGCAGACGGTGCTAAATTAGCATTCCAAACTGAACATTCAACAGAAAAGAGCCGTGACACTAACTCAGTTAAAACTAAAGATGGAGTTTTACAATCTGTAGGCGGTATTGAGGTTTCAATTACTGCTACAACGATCATGGCGGAAGATGACGAGCTTGTTGCTAAATTAGAAACTGCTATGGACAAAGGCGAACTTGTAGAAGTTTGGGAAATTGAAAAGAACGCTAAGAAAAAAGGCGATAAATTCGAGGCTGTGTATTATCAAGGTTACTTGACTTCATTCAAGAAAACTAAAAACGCTGAAGACTTAATCGAATTAGAACTTGAATTCGCAGTTAACGGAACTGGTGTTAAAGGTTATGCAACTCTTAACACTAGTCAAGCAGAAGTAGTTCAATATGAATTCGCTGATACAACAAAAGGAACAGCTAGTCCAGCAAGTCCAGTAGCTGGTGTACCTGGAATCGGTGGTTAGAAATTAAGAGAGGTTAACGCCTCTCTTTTTTATTGTATTTTTTAGAAAAAGGAGAAACAACAATGCAATTAAAAATCAATGATAAAACTTACAACATTAAATTTGGAGTAAAATTCGTTCGTGCGCTTGATAAAGCTTATCCAATCGAACAACAAGGCTTGAAATTCGGAATGGCACTATCTGCTAAAATCCCAGAATTGTATGCTAAGAATATCGCATCATTGGCAGATATTATCTACTATGGAACGGTTACAGAAAGTCCTCGTCCTTCATTGACTGATGTTGAAACATACGTTGAAGAATGCGAAGATTTAGAACAATTGTTTGATGATGTACTTCAAGAATTGAGTGAGTCTAATGCTGGTAAGTCTTTGCTATCGGAGATGAATCAAGGCCTCAAGAAGAAATAATTGAGAAATCATCTCTAGAAACGTTTGAGGAAATCATTATTAATTGTGTCCGATTTTTAAACATTACTGACATGAACGAGATAGGTCGTATGACAATGTACGAGTATGACTTGTTGATGACAGGAGTGTTGTTAAGAAAGCAAGATGAAGATGAACTCTTACATCGTTCCGCATGGTTAACTAGACAGGTAGAAGCTACTAAGTCGGATGGAAAAACTCCTTTATACAAGAAATACAGTGATTTTTACAAAAAGAAAGATACTAATAAGCAAAAGTATCAACTCTCAGACAAAGAGAAAGAACTCTTACTGAGAGCTAACACGTAATGAAAGGAGGTATATAATGGCAGAGACTTATTCAGTCGAGGCGGTGCTTACCGCTGTAGACAAGGGAATGAGTTCTACTTTGAACGGGTTACAGAAAGCAATCAACGGACTTCAAAAGACCTCATCCGCATTTGATAATATTTCAAATAAGAGCAGTTCAATGTTTAAATCGATGCTTGGCGCCAATCTTGTTAGTTCGGCAATTACATCGGCTTTTGGTAGTGTTAAAAACACATTAGGCGAAATGGTCGGAGAGTTGAATAGCTCGAAAAAGGCGTGGGATACGTTTGACGGAAACCTAAGCAAGCTAGGCTGGGGAAAAGACCAAATCAACGAGGCAAAAGAGGCAATGCAGGACTATGCGACTAAGACTATCTACTCAGCCTCAGACATGGCTAGTACGTTCTCTCAAATGGCGGCAATTGGTCGTAACGATAGCAACGAACTTGTAAAAGCTATGGGTGGTCTAGCAGCATCCGCTGAAAATCCTAAACAAGCGATGAAATCCTTATCACAACAAATGGTACAGGCGCTAGCTAAACCGAAAATTACATGGCAGGACTTTCGTATCATGATGGAACAAGCTCCAGCAGGTATGAGCGCAGTGGCTAAAGAAATGGGACTATCTCTTAATGAATTAATTACCAAAATTCAAGCAGGAGAAGTCAAAACAGATGATTTTGCTGAAGCGTTTAAACGTGCAGGGGCGACCATGCAGGATATGGCTACAAGTTACAAGACAATTGACCAGGCTATGGACGGATTGAAAGAATCACTTTCAAACAAACTAAAGCCAGCTTTCGATACATTGTCTAAAGCAGGTATCAAGGCTTTAGAAGCGATTATGAATCAGATTGATAAGGTTGATTTCAATAAACTAGCAACAAATCTAGAAGGCTTTTTAAGCAAGATAGACTTTGAAGCGGTTATCGGAAAAATAACATCATTCGTGGGTTCAGCCGTTGCTAAAATCAAAGAGTTTTGGCAAGGCTTCACAAATACAAGTGCGATTTCTGATTTTAAACAGGCATTGAGCGAAGTTCGGGAGGCAGTTAAGAAAGTATTCTCTTCTCTTTCTGGTGGAGACATGGCGTCTTTCGGTGAAAAGATTGGGAAAGTATTGTCAGTAGCTTCTGAAGCGATAAAAGCTTTTGCTAAAATCGTTCAAAGCCTAAGCCCTGAACAAATTCAAGCAATCGCCAAAGCTTTTATTGGTTTTAAGGTTGCTCAAAGGGCAATAAAACCTGTGGTAAGTGCCTTAACAGGACTAAGTAAGGTAGTAGGTGGGGCTAAGGCTGTTTTCGGTGGATTGCAAAGTGCCGTAAAAGTAGGAAAAGCTTTAAGCGGTATTGCTAAAGGTTCTCAAGCCGCTAGTTCAGCCTTAACTTTCATGGCTGGAAGTTCAAAACTTGCTAAAGGCGCAATGGTCGGTTTGAATATCTTTAGTAAAGTAGGCGGATGGATTGGTTCGGTAGTTAGTGCAATAGTTGCTTTCCTCGGTCCAGTCGGTTTAGTGATTGCCGCCGTCGTGGCAATTGGTGTGGCGTTCGTTGTTCTTTGGAATAAATGTGAAGGTTTCAGAAACTTCTTCAAAGGTTTATGGGATGGCATTGTCAACATCGCTTCAAAAGCTTGGGAAGGTATCAAAAATGCTTGGAATGGCGTTGGAGAATGGTTTTCTAATCTATGGAACGGTGTTAAAGAAACGGCTTCAAATCTTTGGAATGGTTTCTTAGAAACAGCTAAACCAGTAATCGAAGCTATTAAGAACGCATGGAATAGCATTACAGAGTTCTTTTCTGGACTTTGGGAAGGTATTAAGCAGTTCGCTTCAAATGTTTGGAACAGCTTTGTAGAAGGCGCACAACCTATCGTGGAAGCGTTGATGAATGTTTGGAACGCCTTGACAGATTTCTTTTCAACTCTCTGGGACGGAATCGTTTCAATAGCTAAGACTGTTTGGGAAGGTATTGTCAATGTAGTAAAAGCGGTCGTTGAAGTGATTAAAGGCGTATGGAACGGAATTACAGAGTTCTTCACTAATCTTTGGAACGGTGTTGTAGAGGTTTCTACGAATGTATGGAATGGATTCGTTGAATTCATCACACCAATCATCGAAACAATCAAAGGTTTGTGGAATGGATTCGCAGAATTCATGTCTGGTATTTGGAATGGCATTGTAGAGGTTGCTACAAACGTTTGGAACACACTTACATCTGTTGTTGAATCGGTTTGGAATGCTATTCAACAAGTCATCACAACCGCTATCCAAGTTATCCAAAACGTGATTACAACATACATGCAAATTGTTCAAAATGTATGGAATGCAATTTGGAATGTATTTACTACAATCGTCCAGACTGTATGGACTGTTATTTCAACGATTATTTCAACTGTATTGAATGTGATAGCAGGCATCATCAAAGCAATTACGGCTGTTATTAAAGGTGATTGGAGCGGCGCTTGGGAAGCTATTAAAGGAATAGCGGAAACTGTTTGGAATGGTATTAAGACGGTTGTTGAAACTGTCATTAATGCAATTAAAGACATCATTAGTACCGTTTTGGGAGCTATTAAAGATACTGTAACAACAATCTGGGATGGTATTAAAGAATTTATTAGCGGTGCAATCAACGCGATTAAAGAGACTGTAGTAAATGTCGCTAACGGTATGAAAGAAGGTTTCTTGGGTGCATTAGATTTACTTAAAAGCGGAGTTTCTAGCGTTATTGATGCGGTTGGTGGAATCTTTGATAAATTATGGCACATTGACTTGTTTGGCGCTGGGAAAGCTATCCTGGAAGGATTCCTCGGCGGATTAAAATCTGCGTGGGGTGCTGTTACAGAATTCGTTGGAAACATTGCGAACTGGATTGCAACCCACAAAGGGCCTATCTCTTATGACCGAAGATTGCTTATCCCAGCAGGGGAAGCTATCATGGGCGGTTTCAATAGAGCTTTAATGGGTGGTTTTGAAGATGTCAAAGGAAATGTTTCTGGAATGGCGGACGGTATCCGTTCGATGTTTGATGATGCTGGTTCTAGAGTTTCAGCTATGTCAAATGCTTTACAGGGCGATTTCTCAAATAACGTATCTGGTACATTGTCAGCAACGTATGAAGTCAACCAGACGAAAGAGCCTGCTGTTATCAACCTTGCTTTAGGCTCAAATGATTTTAGAGCCTTTGTTTCAGATATTTCAAACATTCAAAGTAAAGAAGAAAGGATAAGATTGAAGGCTTCAAGCCTTTAATGGTGGTTTAAATGTATACTTTTAATGACACGGTAAAAGGCACGCCAACATTTAACTCTGGTTTAGAAGTTCAATTTGGCGGTGTAAGCCTCAATCGAGAGATGAATAACGAGGACGGAACGTTTTTTGTGGCGAATACCACGGGACGGGACGTCCTTGACTTTCACCATGAAACAGCGACCATAAAAGGTCGAGACGGCCAATATCTCTATGGTGCGACTTACAAAGAGCGTGAAATTGAAGTACAGGTCAGACTTACTGGATATACTGATTTAGGCATGCGAAAACAGTATGAGCGGTTAAACCGCTTGTTGTTTTCCCGTCAAGCTAAGAAATTAGAGTTTGGGGATGATGGAGAGAGATATTACAAAGCAATCTTTTCAAAAGTTAAAAAACCAGAATTGGAAGACGCAAATGACACAGTTATTAAACTACATTTCATTTGCTATGACCCATTTAAGTATACAGAACCTAAAAGCACAGGAAGCAACAAAGTTACTTATAACGGGGACTTTCCAACAGAGCCTATCTTGTACCTTACAACTAAAGAAAGTTCTGAAATTCGTATCTTACACCTTGAAACACAAAAATATATCAGATTAAAAGCTACTTACGTTCAAGATTCAAGTCTGGTAATTAATTGTGAAACTAGAGAAATCACGTTAAACGGAAGAAACGAGTTGATGAACTTTGATGTGGTTAACAGTCGTTATTTCAAACTTCAAAAAGGCGTGAATACATTCCAAGTTGAGGGCGCTACATTGAATGATATCCAGTATAA